TCTTCCAAATTCACTCGTAACGACGACAACCGTTTCATCTAATAAACCTCTGTCAGATAAATCAGAAAGAAGAGCGGCTAGTGCTTGATCAAATTCTGGAGCTTGGTTTTCAAATCCATTTTTAATATTATCATGCATGTCCCATCCTCCATAAGACACGGTTAAAAAGCGAACTCCAGCTTCAATAAGTCTTCTTGAAATTAAAAGCCTTTGACCAGCAGTAGTTAATCCATACATTTCTTTTGTCTTTTGATCTTCCTTGCTGATGTCAAAAGCAAGTTTGGCAGATTCTGAGGAAATAAGATCATAAGCCTGAGAATAAAAAGAATCAATAGCAGAAACATTATCGCTATTCACTTCATTCTTAAATTTAGAATCAACAGCTTCAAGAATGTTCTTTCTTCTATTAAACCTTTGAGCATCGACATCACTATTTAAATCTCTAACTTTAAAAGAAGGACTAATTGGATCAGAGCCAAGAGAAAATGGATTATACTTGCTTGACAAATATCCTGATCCACCATTCTCTAAAGCATTAGGAACAGAAACATAAGCGGGTAATTTATTTCTACCGCCAAGCTCAACAGAAACAACGCTTCCCATAGAAGGATAAACCAAAGCAGGAGAAGGCTTATAACCTGTCATCATGCTATGAACGCCTCTTTCATGAGCAGCCTCACCATGAGTCATGCTTCTAATGATTGAGAACTTATCTGCAACTTTAGAAAGCTTTTGAAACTTTTCTCCAATCTCTATTCCAGAAACATTTGTTTTAATAGAACCGAATGGTCCTCTGTATTCTGATGGAGCAAGAGATTTTGGATCTAAAAATTCTTGAGCAGCAATTCCTCCCGGCAAGAATATATTAATTACATTTTTTGCCTTTGCCTTTTTTGCTCCGTATTGCGCCTTAAGCAGAGAGGGAAGAGTTAATGTAGACAAACCAAAAAGAAAATGTCTTTTCTGCATGAATTTAATTACACTCAATAACAAAATCGTGTATCTGTAAGTATGCAGGTTTTAAGAAAAGGAGACTCAGGTAGTGCAGTTAGACTTGTGCAAGAATTTTTGGATGACGAAGGTTTTTACAAAGGTTTAATTGATGGTGTTTTCGGTAAAAATACTGAAGAATCTATAATCACTTTTCAAAAGCAATTTAATCTTAAAGCAGATGGAGTTGTCGGTTCAAAAACTTATGAAAAGTTTATTGAATTAGGATTCCAGAAAGAAGGAAATGAATTGAATCCCTCTTCTTCTTTTTCCGAAACGGATCTTGTTCAAATTATTTACAAGAATTCCGCAAAACTTATCAGCAACGGATTTGATCCAGAAAAACACGTTATTGCAGTAGCAATTCGTGGATTCAATCTTGACGCAGGAGAAAAAGGAAAAAATGATCGTCGCATTTATGACGACAAACATTTTATTGTTACCCCAAAAGGAATTAAATCATTTGATGGGAACACTGACCCAAATGGATTTAGAAAAGGATACGGGACCGGATCAAACAAGGGAATGGCTTGTTTAAAGAAGGGTGTTTGGTTCTTTGGAAAGGGAACACACAAGGGAACTCCTGCATTTAGACAGTGTTGTCCATTTACAGTGATTAGGGATGGAAATCCTTCGTATGAAGATACGGGATATCATGCAATTAATTGGCACTCTGGTGGACAAAGTTCAACATCTTCGTTAGGATGTCAAACAAATAAACCAAACGATTACATCGTTCTTCGTGATTATATTTATCAGAAGATGGAAGAATTTAATAATCCAAAGATGAAAAACGATTGGGGACAAGAAGTTCGCGCAATTCCTTATATCTTAATAGAAGAGGTTGATAGAAGAAAAGGAATCTTAACTGTCTAAGTTCATATTCCTATTCATAATCCAAAGCGATAAAATATTTGCATCGCTCTTGGGAATATCAAAAATAACTTCTTGATTCTGGGATAGGATCTGAATACTCCCATCTTTTTCAGATCTGAAAATAAAACCACTTGGTGATTTCAAAAGATAAGGAACACCAAATTTTTCAAAGGCTTTTGGAATAGCTGATGTATCGTATTTATTCATATATAAATATTTATTATTGTTTTGTCAACTCTTCAAATTTCTTTTTAGCACCTTCGATATCTTTGCCAAAGTTCCAAGCAATCCTGCCATATTCTTCAGCACAAGGAAGAGTCTCTTGAGCGTGAATAGTTTTGCCATTAGGCATTAAACAATCATTTGTTTTTTTGATTTTACAAACATTTATATTATAACCTCCTAATGGCCAATCTTGGCGAACCAAACACCAATCATTATTACGATTAATAATCGTCCAATTTGCGCCCCATTTGTTAAATGTATTTGGTAGTATTTTCATGAAAATAAGTTTTTTACTTGATTTTTGAATTCATTAACTTTTCGTTCTGATTCTAGTTCAATTCTTTCTTTAATAGCTTCAACAAGCCAATCAGGAAGATAAATTGTTTCGTAATTTTCTTTACGAACATCTTTTTTCGTTCTTGCAAACGTGACGTATCCGCTTTCTGTCAGATAAGGATAGAGAACTTTTTTTGGTAGTTCAACCGTATTCATTTTCATGTGTCAATATAGCACAAAAAACAAGACATGTCAAGATTAAAGAGGATAAGAGTTAATCCATTCTGGTTGTTGCCGCCCATGAGTCCATTTAGAAATATCTTTTTTATCTAAAATGTAGTAAGCTCGATATTTATCTACAACAGACATCACATTAAAATTAGGCAATTGACGACAATTCATATGATCGCTAATGGCTACCGCAAATTCTTGAAGAGGGCCATCTGGAATAAGATAATTCAAGGAAGACAAGGTGTAAATACCTTTTTCACAAAAGTGGGTTTTTTTGTATGCTTTTGTATATTCTTGGCACATTGTCATGGCGTGTTCGCATAACCAATCGTAATTAGATCGAGTATTTCCGGCCCAAACAGTAGATGGATGATTTTCGTGAGTCTTCTTAACAGGAGTTCCTTTTTTAGTTAACGGAAGTTGGCTTTCTTCAACGCCATGACGAATTGTAGCAGTTGTTAGCATTTGAAGTGATTCTGTAATCATTTTAACAACATGCACGTTGCAGAGATCTTTTGCTGCGAGGGACGGATTTTGATTCAAGAAGAATATGTTCATGGGCCAATGTAACCCGATTTTTGCTGTTGTCAACTTTTTTGTTTGACAAAAGAGGGGAAAGTGATATTGTATTCCATGATGAGATCAATTCAATTAATTAAGCCCGAAGTATTTTGGAATATGGAGTATTCAACATCTAATGAGGACTTAGAAAGACAAAGAGGTAAGGTGATTGCTTCAATTCCTTCTTTTCCTAAAAGCTTAAACATGTTGCGGTGCTATGAAGAAATAACACTTAAAAATAAAAAGAATATCTCCCTTTCTTTTTCTGTTTCATGCAGTGAAAACGCCGAATTTACAAGACCAGACATAAATACAAATCTAGGAACGGCTCCAGAAAGCGTTCGAATTTGCATAATTAAAAACATGTTTGGTCAATATAATAGGTGGTTTTGCAATAGGGGCATGGAATTAAAAAAGGGTAAATTTTCTTTATCAATTCCCTTAGAACCGGGAGACAGTAATGGTTCTGAGTGGTGCAGTGTTTATGGAAAAACTCCAACGTTTGATTCCGAAAGTCTTAAAGGGTTTCAAGAATGTTTGTCGAGTCCAGTTAGTTTATCAGTTATTTTTGGTGGAGGAAACTTTTATGGTCATGGAGTTTCTATGACGAAACCTTATGAGGCAAAAGTTACTTTAAATTCTCTTTTAATTAAATGAAGTTAGACGCATTTACTGTGACGCTTAATATTTGGGGAGTTTCCCAAAAAGAAATTGAAGATAAATTAAAAGACTTCTTTCCCAAGAATACATCAAAAAAGAAAATTGTTAAGTTCCATCCTTCTTGGAAATCATCTTCTGGAAAGAAAGTTTTAAGAGAATATCTACTTGAACGAGATGGAAATCTTTGTTGTTGGTGCAAGGCTCCCTTTGATTTTTCGCTTTGTCCATCTGATCCAAGATATTGCACGATTGAACATTTAAAAAGAAGATGTGAGGGCGGGGCAACAAATGACCTTGACAATCTAGCCTTAGCATGTAGTGTCTGCAATAACGAAAGACATAGTAAGAAAAAAAACAAAGAAAAATGAAAGAAACAAAAACGCTAACCACATCAACCTTCTTACTTGATGCCTTGTCCCCAAAATTGGCCATAATAAAGAATTTGATAAATAAGACAACGCCCATATAATTAAGTATGAACGAACGATCAGAAGAACAAAGAAAAAGGTGTATAAAGGTTCACGAAGATAGAGGGGACTTTGTTGTTGAAATTGACGGTTTTGTTAAATTTTGGCCGGGAGAATTACCGGGATTTTTAGAAGCCCACCATCTTAGGTGGATCGCAGACGAATTAGACGCCAAAAACAAAGATTGGAATAAAAACATTGACGAATACTTTAAAGAAAATGAATAAATTTGGAATTATTTTTTGTGGATATAATCATGAAGAAACTGTTGAGCAAGCTCTTGAACCATTCATGAATGACGAAAGGTTTGTAATTGCTGCTATTTCTGTTCCCTTCGAAGAGTATAAAAATCAAGAACCTTATGAAGATAAGACTACTGAAATTTTAAGAAAGCTTTTTAAAGATGGTAAGATTAATTATTTTATTGATGGGCCAAAATACATCAAAGAAAATGTAGTTAGAAATCTAGCAGCAGATTCTTTAAAAGAAGAAAATGTAGACTATTTATGGATTGTCGATGCTGATGAGATTCCTTCGAAAGAAGATCTTAATAACATTATTGAATTTATAGAAAACGATAATAATTCGTTTTGGTGGTCTTTGAGTTACAAAAACTATGTGTTTGATAAAAAGACTTATTTGAAAGAACCGTTTATGCCGCCAAGAGTTTTCAAAATGAATAAAGTAGGATGTTCGTTCTCTTCTTTCTTCTGGGATAATTGTGCAAATTATAATACAGATTTTGGACATTCTATTAATTACTCCTCTCTTAAAACGAGAAACGTTCCCAAAGAAGTTGCTTGGATTCCTCATTATACTTGGCCAAACAATGATTTAGGTAAAAGAAAATGCGCTTATCAAAAGGCTCATTTTGGAGGAACCTGTTCATATGAATGGAATGAAGAAAAGGGCTTGCATTTTAATGAGTCTTATTTTAAATCTATTGGAAAATCTTTACCAGAAATTTTACAAGACTAATTATGAAAGCCTCTGTTTATACTTCCTTATTTAATTATGATCCTGACAAGTTTGATCTTTTTGGGGCGTTTAAAAATTGGTCACAATATGCTGATGAAATTGTAATTGCTACTTTTGAGGATCAGGCTAAAGATATTTCAGCAATTGTAGGGTCTGAAATGTGTGGATTTTGGGATATTCCCGAATTTCAGATAGTTTCTTGCCCCGATACATCATTAGACGATCCTCTTTTTGATGGCAAACTTAAAAACGCCGCTCTTCAAGCCTGTTCAAATGAATTCGTTATTCAACAAGACATGGATGAAAGAATTGGTGGAGACACAGAACAGTGGGACACTTTAAAATACGTTTTAAAAAATAGAAAAGCCCCGCTAGCTGCAATGGTTCCAGTTATTGATCTTTACAAAGACTATAATCATTATAAGAGCGTTGGCGGAAAATGGTATTTACATCTTAAAGAAGGAAGTAACCGTGGACCTGTTAATTTTGCTAAAAGAGAAGACGGTTCTCTTGACATCAATAAGAGTGATTCTTGTGAACTGATTGATGAAATTGGAAATCTTATTCCTTATTTTGTTGATCCAAGATTTTCTCAACCATTTACAAATAAAGAGGCTGAATCTTTTGATATTTCAATGCCTCATGTTATCCATCTTGGATATTTAGACTTGACAAAGCGAGCAGAGCATAATAAGTTCAGAAAGAAATGTTGGGAAGCCATGGAAGGCAAGCCTGTTGAAGTGGCAACAACCATTGAAGCTTTAGAAAAAGAAAACACTTATTTTGCTCATAAACTAAAAAGTCCTTGGTGGGAATGAAAAGTATTATTTTAAACGAAGTTGAAAAAAAGATTGTTGAATACATTGCAAAATCTAGATTTGAAATAAACCGAACAAATGGTGTAAAGAATTCTAGAAAAGGCAATCAAAGCGACTACTTGACAGATCTAGATGGGTTTGGTGGAGAGTTTGCTTTTTGTAAATTGTTTAATCTTTATCCCGATTTAGAAGTAAAAGTAACATCACAAGAAACCGATTCTGGAGATTGCATTTTAAATGGCAAAAGGATCGACATTAAAACCACCAAATATAAAACTGGAAAATTAATTTGTGCTTTATGGAAGAATGATGAGGTTGATTATTATGCTCTTATGGTTGGAGAGTTTCCTCGTTATGAATTCAAAGGCTTTGCTAAAGCAAGTGATGTAAAAAAAGAAGAGAATATTATTAACCTTGGTCGAGGTAAACTTTACGCGATGGAGCAAAAGTTTTTGGTTGAAAATTTCTCTTGACATTATAAAACAATGCACTAAACTGGTTGCATGAAAAAAGTCAAAACACCTTTTACTTTTAAAAATACAAATAAAGAGTGCATGGCTTTTTTGGACTACGCTCTAGATTTTGCAGAAAAGTATAATAAAAAGATTGAATTTAGAAATGTCAAGTATCTTCTTATAAATAGAAAAGAAGCTTGCACGGGATATGCAGATGAAGAAGGTTTGGTTGTAGCCTATCAATCTGATGAAAATTCAATCTGGAAAGCTTTTGAAACTTTTATTCATGAATTTTGCCATTTACAACAGGAGATTGAAGATTCCGATGAATGGAAAAACTGGCGATGGTTTGATTTCTCTAACAAGTTTGACCCATTTGCTTATAAAAATGTAATGTCGGTAATAGCCTTAGAAAGAGATTGCGAAAAAAGAGCGATCAAATATATTAACAAATATCAAATGTTTGATTCTGCGCCTTATGCAAAAGAGGCAAATGCTTATCTATATTTTCAACAGTTTTGTTTTTTAAAGGGAAAATGGTTTTCTCTCAAACAAAATCAAAAACTTTACGAAGAGTTCGTTGACATAATGCCAGAAAAACTTATTCCATTAAAAAACTTCTGGAATATTGACATGCAAGTAATGCAAAAATTTGAAATCATTTTCGATAAATAAGATGCTTGAATTTTTAACCCTTTCGTTTTAACCCTGTTCTTTTGGTTCTTTCTTTTACTATTCTTTTAATCTTAATTTCACCACTCAAATAAATCCCTATTAATTCTGGGAGATTTAACATTAAATATCCATCATCAAGACCAAAAAGCTCTAAAATCCTTATATCTCTCGCCATTGCCGCTTCTTCGTAGGAAGCAAAACCAGAAACTTTTTCTTCTAAGTTTAAGGTTTTCAAAAAAGCTATTTTATAAAATATTCGTTTACTTTGCTTGTCAAAACCTACCCCAAGAAATTTTCCCGGTCTTTTTTTCGAATGACAATGCTTTGCAATCTCTTCCATTGTTTTATCAAAAACATCACCCCCACAAGATGTATTATAACCAATTTCTCTATTTCTCGCCCTATATAAATTTATGTAGAAAATTTCTTTTTTATTAGCCTCTTCTTGAGAAGAGGTAAAATCTATAGCCTTTATTTTGAAATTACCTTTCCCATATTTTTTTATTGCCCTTGAAAAATAAGAATCTCTAACAGTTGAATCGTAAAAATGTTTGCATAATCTATCTGACAGAGATTGTTTTGTTTGGCCAATGTAAATTTTTCCGTTGACAGAATTGGTTATTTTGTATAGAGTATGAGTCATACAACAGGTATTACACAAAATAAAAAGATAATGCACGATAGTAAAAACAGTTGGATTAGGACGTTTTCTGGAGGAAAGGTTTATTTCTTTAACCCAGAAAAATCTGAAATCGATATATTAGATATTATTCATCCCCTTTCTATGCTTTGTCGGTTTAATGGAGCTACTAAATCATTTTATTCTGTAGCTCAACATTCTGTTTTAGTTGCCGATAACATTTATAAGGAAACAAAAGACAAACAACTCGCTTTCCAAGGTTGTTGTCATGATTTTTCAGAGGCATTTATTTCAGATATACCATCTCCATTTAAGGCCCACTACTCTGGGTTTAAGGAAATTGAAATTAAAATGGAGGAATGGCTTTCTAAAAAATTCGGTTTTCAATACCCTTTTGATCCTATTGTTAAAAAACACGACTTACGAGCCTTATCAACAGAAATGGCTAATTTAATGTATATATGTGATAATCAAGATCTTCCCGATCCATATAAAGAGAAAATAATCCCTCTTTCTTGGCAGGATTCAAAAAACCAACTTCTTCAAAAATACAATTTTTACAAAACTTTATAATTAACCGATATGCAAACTACAGATATAATCGATAGGATCAAAGAACTGCCTTCAGTCTTTCATACCTCTGAAGCAACAACCGATTACGGATATACCGTGATGGTTGCTTACTTAAATGAAAAAAACCTCATTGAAAACGAAGAGTCTTTATATGAAGTTCCAAGAATGTTGAAGGAGTTCAATATTGTTGCAACTCTTCACACTGATGAATTTTCAACCAGTTGGGAATGGGTTCTTTGATTATGAGTGCAGGTAAGGGAGACAAAAGAAGACCTCAACAAATTTCTCAAAAAGAAATGGAGGCAAGATGGGATAAAATCTTTAATAAGAAAAAGAAAAATGATAAATAAAATCTTTTGGGATAATGATGAGTGTCTCGTTAGTGCCTATCAAGTTTTTTCTGAAAATGAAAGATTTGATTTTGACGTAGGAATAAAAGTAGAAAACGAAGTTTATAATCTCAAAATTAATCCTTACGCATGGAAGATGTTGGAATTTTCTCGCAAGTTAGTTGGTGCAGAAAATGTTTGGATGATAACAACAGGAACTAGGGATTATGCAGAAAATGTTGTAAATGTTTGTGATTTTGGATTTCCTTCAAATCAAATATTGGCAAGAGAAGATATTTATGCTATGATTGATCATATTCGATTTGATCCCGAATTCATTAATCCATACAAAAACAAAAACAATGTTTTAATTGACAATCTTACTCCTAGACATAATGAAGAAAAGATGTCAATCTTAGGAATTGATGTTGGCAATTATTGTAAGGTTCCAGATTATTACGGAGTGGCAAACGAAAAATTTGAAGAAATAATTACTGATTTTTTAAATGAAAGAACAAGAGCTAATTAAAAAACTAGATAAGATCGTTAATCTTTATCAAAAGCTGATTTCAGCAGTAGATAAAGCCAACGAAGCAGGATGCCTTGAAATTGATGGGCCGCTATTTAATGCAATATTCCTTGCGTTCGAAGGAATGCTTAACATTATAGAGGAATCTTTTGATGCTTCAGATTGGATTAATTGGCATCTTTACGAAAACCAATGCGGAGAAAATCAACTTGTAGCAAAGAGTTCAAATATGCCAAATCCTCAAAAAATTTGCAACACAAAAGATTTAGCAAAACTTATTTTAAATGAACAATGATAACAGGAATTGATAATCAATTTAACGAAACTGAGAAGGCTATTTTTAATAGATTTCCTAAACTTTTTCGGCAAGCAAATCTTTCCATGCAAGAAAGTTGCATGTATTGGGGCATGGATATTCCACTTTCTTGGTTTCCAGTTGTGGAAAAATTAGCAGAAGATATTAATGAAATAACTCAAGATTGTGTGGAATTTTCACAAATAAAAGAAAAATGGCATGAATTGAGAGTTTATGTTGACTTCGTTGGAGAAGTCAGCGAAGAAGTGGTCAAAAAAGTTGATTCATTAATTGACGAAGCTGAAGAGGAATGTTTAGTCATATATCGTAAGCGTTTATGTCGAAGAGATTAATAAAAAAGGAAGAAGGTCCAATTCGGCACGATCATATTTATCAGATTGAATTTGATAAAGTTCCTTCTTTTATAAGAGATTGTTGGAGTTTAGAACACATAAGTTCGATTGAAACTCTAGAAGCTGAAAAATCTTTCGCGAGAGAAATTAGAACAGACTTAAGTCAACGAGAAGTTTTAGATAAGATCTATAAATCTGAAAACAAATACTTCTCTTTTGTTTTAATAAATGGAGTTCCATTCTTTCGTCCTAATTATTATTGGGAGTTTTGTGCGACAGGAGAAGATTCTTCCATAGAATATTTTCTTTGGATTGAAGTAGGAGAAGAAAGTGGCTATAAATTGGTAGAAAAATACAATCTAATAAAAAACAATGACAGATAAAAAAGAACAAAAAGAAGTAACCTCTCTTGAAGGTTCCATCTCAAGGGAAACAGAAAAAGCTATCCTTTTTAAATATAATGATAGCGAAAATTGGCTACCAAAAAGTCAAATAAACATTAAAAAGAAAAAGGATTCTTGTGTTATTGAAATTCCTAATTGGCTTTGGCTGAAAATGAATCAAATTCAAGAAGAAAGCGTTTGACAATGGTAGAATTTGTGGTATATTGTCCACATGAGGAAGGATGGCTGAGTCTGGTTTAAGGCTTTCGACTTGAAATCGAACGTAGGGAAACCTACCGTGGGTTCAAATCCCACTCCTTCCATTAATTTATTTCAGTGTTTAAAACAATATAAAGATGCACAAATTAAAATACAACATCTGTGGTTGCAAGTTAGTCGAACTTCCTTATTTAGAGGAAAACTTAATCGATGGCAATGTTCTAATTGTTGGAGAAAGAAATGGTGACGAAGGAATTATCGATACTGTTTATAAAAAGAACAAAGAGATCGACTGCACAGACATAGACGAAATAGATGATGGAAATATTGTTGATTATTATTTAAATCAGCAAGGTGCTGGAACTTTCTTTCATACCAATTTTCTTGATTTTCCAGAAAGCAAAAAATATGATAACGTTGCTTGCATTAATGTCCTTGAGCATTTTGGAATGGGATGGGGAAATAAAACTGATTTGATTAATTGGAATTGGGATTTAGCAGGGATTGAAAAGATGACTCGGCTTTGTTCTGGAAGAATTATTATTACTGTTCCTGCTGGTCCTCCTATATTTTATGGAGATACTCTTGAATCAGGGGTTCCGTTCTTGCGTAGATACGATAAACAAAGAATAGAGATAATTAAGTCTTTCGTTGAAAAGCTAAACTTTACTGTTGAAAAAGAAAAGCTATTCTTTTCTCCAGATTTAGTTAACTGGCAAGAGACTCATTTTGACATTTTAGAACCACAATATAGTCATCATAATTTATCTAGTCCAAATATGATATATGCGTTTTGTATTGATTGCAGTAAAAATAAAGTTTAATAACTTCTAAAAATCTTTACTTCTATTAATTTTCTATAGGTATTGTGTCGGCATAAGTGCTGGTTAGTTTCATCACCTTTGGGGTAAGCACATAAAAGCCCCAACTTTTTTCTTTCAAAAAGCTCTTGACTTTTTCACGAAACGTCTTATATTGTCTCCATGAAGTTACAAAACAACTCAATCGGCACTCTCTCGCAGGGTTTTGAATCTAAAGATATTTCCGTTGTCAGCGTTAATGCTGATGCTTTGGAAATTGTCTCTCAAATGTTTCAAAACGACATTTATTCTAACAAGTTAGAAGCAGCAATTCGCGAAACAGCAGCCAATGCAATTGATGAGCATATCAAATATAATGTTGATCGTGATGTTGAGATTAATCTTGAAACCGTAAAAAATGAAACTTGGTTGTCTGTTCGCGACTTTGCCAAGGGTCTAGACGAAAAAGATTTGAGGGAAGTATTTGGTGGTCTTTTTTGTTCTACCAAAAATCTTACAAACTCTGCTACTGGAGGTTTTGGAATCGGTGCAAAGAGTCCTATCTGTTATGCAGAAAGCTTCATTGTCACTTCCTTCTTTAATAAGAAGAAAACATCATTTGTTTTCTATCGTGATCGAGGAGTAACGGGTTCCTCCATTACTAAGATTGCTAAGTTTAATGAAGAAGAAACAAATGAACCTTCTGGTATTGAAGTTCGAATTCCCATTCAAAGTGCAGATGTTGAAAAAGCCAATACCATTACTAGAAACTTTGTTCAAGACCTTTCTGAAGAAAGCAAGGTTGTATATGTTAATCATTTTAGTTCAAATTTTAGTTCAACCATTCGCCCATTAAAAGAAAAGGTTTGGAATATTGGCAACTTTAAAGTTTGCCAAAAAGATGTTCAAAAAGATTATTCTATATGTATTCGAATGGGTTCTATCGTCTATCGATTGCCTGACTTTTTCGATCTAAACAATAATTTATTTAATAACTCAAAAACTTTAATCGATGTTCCAATTGGAACATTCTCAATGCCTCCTTCGCGAGAAACATTGTCTGATGTTCCAGAAAACATTAAGAAATGGAATCTCATTTCTTCTCAAATTCTAGACTTCTATAATAAAACAAAGTCATTGGTTAAATTAACTTACGAAGATTTGACTTCTAATTATCTTGAGGCCGAATGTTTTCGATTTAGAATTACAGAGGATTTTAAAATTCCACGTTGTTTCTCTCAAGCATCTTTAATTGGAAAAACCAAAAAGGTTGTTGCTCTCTTTGAAAGACGTAGGCTACCTCATTGGAGCCGTAGAAAGATTGATTATTTTATAGCAAATAATTCAGATTGTGCTTTTATTTACGCTTATGTAAATCCAAAGGATTTTAAAGAACATATTGATAAAATCAAATCTATCGATAATTCTATTGAATGCATTACAGAGAAAAATAGTCAGTTTCGCATTCCAAAAGAAAAGAGTCATCTTAAACAAGAATTTTCTTTTATCAAAAAAGAATACGAATATAGCAGAACTCGCGCAGAAAAGTATTCTATTGAAGAATACATAAAGCAAAACCCAATTCCAGAAAACTTTGATCTTCAAAAGGTTTCTAATATTAAAGAACTTAAAAGAGTTTGTATTACCATCTCTTTAGATCGTAGCATTACTCAAACGGATCTTAATCATTGTTGTAAGACGGCTTTTGATATTCTTATTAAACAAGGCTACTATAGCTGGAACGACGAAAGGGTTAAAAATATTTATAACAAACTTTTGCGTCTGGAATCAGATTTGAAAAATAAGAAAACAGAAGTAAGCATTATTTGCTCTAATGCTGTAATTTCAAATAGGTCGAAAAGGATTTTGAATAAACTTGTTAATGATTCTTTGAATGTTGAAAAGATTAATATGGCAAACTTTTATGTGAATAAATTACAAAAAGGTTTGCAAAAAATCTCAGAAAAAAGCCTCCTACACAAAAAACTTGTTGACAGAAGCTCTCACCTATGTTATAATGGCTTCGACAGAAAAGAAATCAAATATCTAATCAAAAACATCGCATGATCGCACATATTATCAATAACAACGGAATGACTCTTTTTCTTGGAGATAGAGTTGTAAATGTAAAGAAATCGTCTAATAAGTTCTCTGAAATTTTGGAACTATTTGATCACGGTTGGACGGGAGAAACTCTCAAGGAATCTATTGAAGAAATTCTTGACTCTTCTCCAGTAATTGAAGAAGGCTTTTCGGAAGACCTTTCCGAATTTGAGGGAATTAAAATGCATCCAGTTTTCGTTGAAAAACTTCGTAGACTGTATGACGATGGATATCCTACTCATTGCATTAAGGAATTCTTCCAACGGTATTCGGAAAACCCATCGTTCGAACTTGTTCAACTGGAAAATATTTCAAGTAATCAATTTGGATTGTTTGATTTCCTTTCGGTGAGGGAACTTCCGATTACTGAAGATGGTTGCTTCCTTGCTTATAAAGGAGTTCAAGAAAATTATTGGTCCATCAATGGAAATACCAAAACCCGAATTCTAAGAGGACAAACCAATTCTGGAGGTCAGGTTTACAACGGTCCCGGTCATGTTATTGAATGTCATCGAGGAGACGTTGATTCAAGCCGACAGGCTTGCTCTACTCATGGTCTTCATGTTGGATCTTTGGAATATGCCAAAAATTGGGCAGGAGAAAATGGAAAGGTTATGATTGTAAAGATCGATCCAAAAGACGTTGTTTCTGTTCCAGAACGTGAGGCTTGCAAGTGTCGAGTTTCTAGATACGAAGTGATTCAAGAAATCAAACAAGAAATTGAATCTCCTGTAGTCTCTGTTGAAAACGGAGAAGTAAAAGAAAACGAATGGGGGTGGGATAAGTTTGTTGACAAAATCGCCAACTACTTGGATAAGAAGTGGAACCAAGCAGGAGAACTTGGAGTGATTGACGAAGCCTCTGTCTCTATCAAACAGATTCAGAATTCCTTCTCTCCAGATTATCCGTCGAAAACTAAGGTTCTTGCCGCTCTCCAAGAACTTGGAGAAAAGGTTGAAAACGAAAGGGTTTTTCTGTCATAATTGGTAATAGTTAGGTTAGACGATCTGAGGGGGTTTGGGTTTTGGTTCCCAAGCCCCCTTTTTCTTAAAAAGATCTTGACATTGGTAATAAGTATGTTATAATTTAAAAGATGAAGACCTACAACATTGAACTAACAGAAAAACAAGCCGCTATTTTAAGTCAGGCTTGCGAATTGCTTGCTCGTCTAGGAAGGAGTCAGATAAAAGAGATTTTTAATCACCTTCCCATTGACTACAATAGCATCCATTATGAAGGCTATCACGACGATCAATTGGCAATTGAAACAATTCTCAATAAACATCTAAAAAAACCTCCCTTCAACTCTTATCCAGACTCAAAAAGCAACATCGCATGGGACTTGTATCAAGTTCTACGAAAGGAAATCTCATGGGAACACGCCATTAAACAGGGCTATGTCTCTTCCAAGAATGATGAGAGAAACTGGAAAGAAATGTCGGGAGTTAATTATGGCGAACCTATGAAAACATCAGAACAACCTCTTGCAAAAATTACTGTTACTAATGAATAATAAAATCGAACTTATTGGATTCTACGGAAGCGATGAGGTTCACGCATGTTCTGCTTGGACCTCTACGAGTCGAGATATTACAGAAGAAAAGAGGGAGCGTATTCCTAGCCTTCTTAAGATGCTGGCAGACGCAGGTCATCATACTCCTTTTGAAAAAAGTTCTCTTCACTTTCTTGTGGATTGCGAAATAGCGAGCCACGTTCACCTGATTAAGCATCGCGTTGGTGTTTCCATCAATGGTGAAAGTGCTAGGTATAAAGAGCTAAAGGAAGACAAGTATTACATTCCTGATGATTGGGAAGGTATTGCTAAGTCGCAGTATGAAGATAAGTTTGCAGACAGTTATTATAAATGGTCTGAGATTCTAGAAAATTATACCAAAGCAGGTAATAAACTATACCATGAATGTCTCAAAGATCTTGAACCTGTTCTTGGTCGCAAACGTGCAAAAGAATCTGCTCGTTTCTTCAAAACTTACAACTCCCAAATTCAAGCGGACGTAATGTTTAACTGGCGTAGCTTTCATCATTTCTTAGAGCTTCGTAACAAGCCTGACGCCCAAAAGGAGATCAGAGATATTGCAGCAACAATGCTGGATCTTGTAAAGAATATCGAAGGCAACCCTTTTAAATATACCATTGAAGCATTCTCACACTAATGAAAATTAAAGCAGAAATTGAATTACAAATTCCAGAAGAAGAAAAAAAGAGAATTGCCATTTCTTATCTTGAAGATCTTATTCCTAATTCAGATTATGAAATTAAAGAAGAAGGTGGTAAGAAATATTGGTTTGCAAAAATCTTTGATGGATACGGGAAATCTGTTATTAGTTATGTTAAACATGGTTCAGTAACAGAAATCGATCAAAGCGTCATTAAACTCTTAAGCC